AGATCAGCACACCTTGCGGCACCCGCCGCGCGGCCAGCCCCGCGCCGGCTGATTTCAGTTGCAACGATCCGGCGAGGTTGGTGATCGCGGGCGCCCAGACGGTGAGCTGCTCGAGATCGCACCAGCTGACGCGGCGCGGATCGCCGTCCGCGCCGATCACCACGACGCTGCGCTCATTGGTGACGATGAAGGTGCGGCCGCGCGGCGCGTTCGCCACCGGCACCAGCAGATTGCTCACGGCAGTATCCGGCACCCAATGCAACAGGCGGCCGTCGGCCGAGCCCATCGCCAGCAGATCCTGGCCCCAGTTGTCCAACGTCACCGTGTCGCCGGGACCGGCGCGCGGATTGAACGCGACGTCAGGGACGCGCGGCGTGCCGTAATCGTCGGCCGAATAGTCGCCCAGGCCATAACCGTCGACCAGGTCGGCCGGCGCGCCCGCCGCGAAATCCGGCGGCGAGATGACGTGACCGACAACCGAGTCCCAAACCTGCACCTGCGTGAGCGACGCGGCCGCGACCCAGCGCTCGACGGAGTCATCACGCCAGGAGAGCATCGAGCGCACCGGCCCGTCGAGCTGAATGCCGGCGAGCTTGAGCCAGCCACCGACCGGCTGCATCTGACCCTGCCGCCAGCGCACCAGATTGGCGTCCCACCAGTTCCCGCGCGACGCCTGGCTGGTGGCCTGGCGCTTGATGCCGGGCGGCAATGCGATCGCCTGCCGCGTCATGTCACGTTGAACGTGTTGGAGTCGGCGCTGATCGAGGTGTTGCCGGTGATGTGCGTGCGGATCTGCACCGCCGTGCCAACCACCATCGTGACGGTGCCCGACCATGTGGTGCCCGTCACCGTCATCGCCACGTAGCTGCCCGCGACGCCAGCGATCAGCGGCGCGCAGCTCACGGGCGTGCCGGTGGGCGTGACCGTGCCGGACACCGGCACCGCGCCGGCCGCATGGTTGGCGACAGCGGCGATGGTGACGGTGGGCGGCGCGCCGACCGGCGGGCGTGCCGCCGTCGGCGTGTCGGCCGGCAGCGTGGTGCCGCCCGGATTGTCGTCCATCAGCACCAGCCAGCCCGGCGCGATAGGGATCATGAACCGCCCGATGCCGACCATGCCCGACAGCCAGCCGATGCGCTTGAAATAACCACCACCCTTGCCGCCGAAGAAGCGGCTGAAGCGGCTGCCATTGGCAGCCACCCAGAGCGGCCCGACGGCGGCGGCGTGTCCTGCTGGCAGCATCTGTCCGGCGTTTTGTGCCATCGCTCGCTCGCTCCTCAGATTGCCCGGATGATCCACATCACCAGCATGCTGACCTGCATATTGCCGTGCGCCTGATTGCTTCCACGGAAATCCGTGTAGACGTTGTGCTGGTGGTCGCCCTGCACATCGGTCACATAATTGGCGTTGCCGAAGACCGTGGACACCGCCGGATAGCTGCCACCCGCCACGCCGGTTCCCTGCGCCGGCAGCACCACATTATGGGCATGCGCACCCTGCACATCGGTGGTCGCGGTGTGCTGATGGTATGGCATCTGCGCCACGCTCAGCGCGACCGTCGCGGCGCCGCCGATCGCGCCCGGCGTGTCCGGCGTGATCTGACCAGCGAGGCGACCGGTGCCGCCATCGTAGCCGACCAGCGCGCAGCCACGCATGTCGGGCAGCCCGAAGGTGCTCGCGCCGTCGCCGCCATAGGTGGTGCCGATGATGGCGAACAGATCCGGATAGCTGGCGATCGCGAGCAGCTCGCCGCGGCAGTTGAACCAGCCGCTTGGCCATGACGTGAACATCGGCCAGGGGAGGATCGCGCCGATCGGCGCGCCCTGGTTCAGCACCGTCGTCATCTGGCTCTGCAAGGTCGCGACCTGGCTCTGCAGTGTGGCGATCGTCGACTGCATGGTCGCATAGTGGCTGTCGAGCCCGTCGGCGTTGGTATTCCATTTATCGCCCCAGGTCGAGCGCGACGCGCCGACCTGCGGCTTGACCAGACCGAGGTTCGGGGTTGTCGTGTCACCCATCGTCGCGCCAGCTCATTTCTGGAACTCCTTCAGGCACGCGGCCAGCAGCGGCGCATAGACCTGCTCGCGATGCCGCTGCTCGCGATCGACGAACCAGGCGAGGCCGCCCAACAGCACCACCAGCAGCAGATATTCCGCCGGCTTGCCCGATAGCGCATGAAACAACCCGATCCAGTTCGGTGGCCAGTGACCATGTTCCTTGCTGCTCCCCGATGGCGATGCGCTATCAGGCAGTGACATTGTCGGGATGCTGCTGGGTCATCGCCACCACGTTGGTCTGCGGCCGCATAAGTTTGGCCTCGTCGTCTTTGCCGGCCAGCGACTGGTCTTTGCACTGCCGCAGGATCTCCGCGAGCAGCGGCGCGACGACGCGGTAGGCGCCCATGGCCAGAATCTCCATGACCTGGTTCCACTGCTGCGCCTCAAGCGTGACACCAAGACGCTCGGTCGGCTCGATCATGGCGAGGCCTCCCCTTCAGGTGGTTGTGGTGTCGGTGATCAGCCCGTAGCTCACCAGCGCGGTGAGCAGCGAGCCCAGCGCGGCGTTCGAGCCTTTGGCGCCGCTCACCGTGGGTTTCGCGGCCGGCGCCGTATTGTTGAACCCGACACGCGAATTGAACTGGAACCCGCCAGTGCCCTGCGTCGCCAACGCGAGGTTGACATTGGCATCAGGCCCGATAACGGTCAGTGTTGGTGTGCTGCCAGCCGCTGCGGGCGTGAGGCGGATGACATTATTCGTTCCGACAGCGTTGCCAGCCTGCAGGATGTTGGTGCCGAGGGTGACGGTCAGACCATTGAATGTGCCGCCTCCGGCCGCGATCGGCGCGTCAGCGGCGGTCCCGAACTTGAAACCAGCCGTGCCGCTTTGGGCAAACTGGATCGCCACAGCCGCACTGCTGCCTGGCGTGATTGTCGTGATGTTCTGCGCGCCGCTGCCCAGCGTGGTGACGCCACCAAGCGTCGCGTTGTTGGTGACCGAGAGCGCCGTGCCGGCGGCACTGAATGTCGTGGCACCGCTCACCGTTCCACCAGCCAGAGGCAGATACAGCCCCGCCGCCGCAGCGACGAACGCCGTCGTCGCGAGCGTGGTGTTGTTGGTGCCGGCGGTTTGGGTCACCCCGGTTGTGCCGGTCGGCAAGACCGGCGCGCCCGTGAAAACCGGCGACGCCAACGGCGCATAGGGCGCCAGCAACGCGGTGATCCCGGCCCCGCTCAACGCGCCACTGACCGAAACCGTGCCACCGAATGTCGCGGGGCCGCCACCAGGCTGCAGGGCGAGTGTGGTCACCGCCGTATAGGCGAGATTGAGCGTCAGACCGGACGGAACGCCGGAAAACAACCCGCCACCGAAATTGTTTGTGGCCGTTGCCGCGACCGGATTGGATGGCGGCGACGCGGTGCGGTCAGGCTGCAACTGCGCGACCGTGCCGACACCCGTGATGATCTCCAGCGACGCGCCGACCAGGCCGGCGCCGGTCACCGGATCGATCAGATGATTGTTGGCGTTCCAGCTGCCGGGCATGGTGGTGTAATTGCCGGCGGCGGACACCGAATTGACCGATGTGATCGCGCCACCCGCGATGGTGACCGATGCCTGGAATTTCGTGCCGGTGCCGGTTGTGCCGGTGACCGTCTGCGCGCCGTTGGTGCCGCCCGAACCGGGCGACCCCTGACCGATTGTCGCCGACACCACCCTGACGGTCTGCACCAGGCCGATGCCGGTCGTGCCGAACGAGACTTTGTCACCCGGATACCAATATCCGCCGCCCGGCGCCTGGACCGATGAAATCGCCGAGACCTGCTGGCCTGCGATGGTGCCGATTGACGCTGTCGCGCCGCTCTGCGAAATCGCCAGGCCCGGAATGCCGAGCGACGCCGCCGCAACAGCGCCGCCACCATCGACAACGAAGCCAATTGAGCGAGCGAAGCCCGCAGAGAACATTGGCCCAACGAAATCGATCCCCCATGCCGCGCGGGCCTGCGCCACATTGCGTGTGTTCGGCTCCAGGGCGGCCAGGATCGTCCCCGTCGATGCGAGCGGCCAGGCAGCAAACGGCGGGCCACACAGGAAGCCATAATCCAGACCAGCCGCGTTGGTCTGCGCGGCGAGCAGATAGCCGATATCGATACCGTATGCGCCATGCACCTGATGGGACGACGTCGGCACCACCTGCACGCCGATCATATTGCCGGCCGTAGTGCCCGAGCCGAGCGCCGTATTGATCTCGAGACCCACGACACCGCCGAAGTTGCGTGCCGCACCCGAGATGGCGGCATATAGATTGGCGCCCCACACCGCACCGCCCACGGTCGCGGGCGTCAGGCCCGTGCCATTGTCCGACGACGAGGCCGTCGCCGCGCCCACCAGACCGACATACGCGCCGCCACGCGGCAGATTGCCGCTCGGCGCATAGAGGTTGATCTGGGCATCGAAGCCCTGGCGATTGCCCTTCATGGCAGCGCCACCAAAGGCCGCATTCACCGCGCTGTAGTTGATCAGCTTGATCGCGCTGCCGGACGCATCGAGCGTATCACCGTTGATGGTGACCTGGTGGACGTTGGTGACGCCAGCCGCCGTCGTGCTGCCATTCAGTCCGGTGCTGAGCCAGAATTGCGGGGACCATGCAGAGCCGGAATAAGCCGCACTGCCCTGCGGCGGGATCATGATGCTGTTCGCGCCTGCCGTCAGTCCGGCAGCGAATGTCGTATCGCCGGATACCGTCCCACCGCTCAGCCGCAGGAACGGACCACCGACGAGCGCGGCGTCGAGGACATCGGCATTTGCGTTCAGCAGATTACCCCACACGTCGTCATCGCCGCCGACCGCCGGCTTGTTCAGCCCGAGATTGGGCGTGAGGACATTGGTTGGCGTTGCCGCGACGTCGCTCATGCCGCCCTCCGGCAAGGACTGCTCACCAGTGGCAGCCAGCGACCCTCGCATGACTGCACCGGGATGCGTTCCCACAGGAGCCGCGCCGACACCGTCACCGACGCCCCCGCATTGATCGCAATCAATCCCGCATGGCGGCGAACCTCCGCGAACACCGTCACCAGCGAGGTTGCACTGACCGCGATGCGCTCACGGACGACGACGCGGCTGTAGGCGCCGGCCCCGTAAGGCCCCAAACCAAATTTGCTCGTCGCCGCCATCAGATCAGTCCCACACTGAAGGCGTTCGGGTTGATCAGAAATACATCGCCGGCCTGCACAAGCTTCGCGGCCGGGGTTGTTCCGTCAGGCGTCAGCAGCAGGCCATAGGCGAGCAGGTTGCCGCCGGTCACCTGATCGAACAGCGCCGCCGCCTGGATCGCTCCCCAGTCGATCGTCGCCACCAGCCACTCGACCTGCGCGGTATTCTGGATACCGGCCGGCGCGCCGGATGCCGCGCTGAACACGATCGATTGCCGCGCATAGTTGGGATCGCCCGCGACCTCGGTGCCGCCGCCGGCCGGCGTCGGGGCAGTCGTGAACAGACCGACATAGACCACTGGCGCGGGCACGTAGGACATCGTTGCGACAAACGCATGGTTGAGCAGCTGACCGGCGAGCCAGGTCGAGAAAGTCCCATTGGCACTCGGTGCGATCGACCGCGCGGCGATCCGGAAGGACGCGGGATCGATCATGCGAGCCTCCGGTAGCGCGCGACCAGGCGTGTGCCCTGCCAACGCGCGCGCTCGGCTTCGCTGTTGGCGCCATTGATTTCCGCCTCGTAAAGACCGGACCATGTGGCGACACGAGCATCGTCGCGTAGGAACGGTGCGGACTGCACCAGCGCGCCGTAGAGATAGACCGCCGGGTATTGCGCCAGGACCGGGGTAGTGTCGTTGTCGGCCGGCCCGAGGGTCTGGCGCTGATAGTAGGCCAGCTCGAGGTTCGGCAGCGCGGTGGAGACCGGCGTGGTGTCGGGGAACGGCGACAATTCCATCTCCGATCCGACGATCGAATAGAAATTCGGCTGTCCGTTGTTCCACGGGATCGACGGCGGCGCGAAGCCCGACCAGGCCGGGTCGCCGGGAATGTTCAGCACGCGTGCCCAGCGCGCGTTCGCCATCTCGCCGCGCGGCTGATACTGCAGCTCGGGGCCGTTCGCGAGGCGCACGTCGTAGGCCTCGAGGAAGTCGCACGGCAATGGGGTGTATTGCCCCACGACCGGCTGCGTCACGCGGGCGATCATGCAGCGCGCGCGCAGCCGCATGTTGATGTCCGTCTCGGCCAGCGTCACGAACGACGCGATGGCGTCGAAATCGGTCACCGGGCTACGGAACGCCAGCCGGTGCAGCCACGCGCTGATCGAGGCGGTGAGCGTCACGCGGCTCATGCGAGCCGCCTGCCGTTGTCGACGCGCAGGTAGCGATGCTCCGGATCGGAGAGAAAGCGCAGCAGCGCGCGCTCGTCGGCGACCCGGCCGTGATAGTCGAGCAGTCCCCGCTGCATCATCTGCAGCGCCACCACGTTGGGGATGCGCGCGATATGACGCAGTCCCATCGGACGCGACGCCGGCTCGAACGCATTGGCATCGCGTTTGTTGGCATCGAGGATCGGCACGACATCCTGCTCGTGCCGGACCACCTCGCTCGATACCGTGCAGCGCGTCAGCGCCAGCGGCGAGACGCTGTCGTAGAGATCCGCCGCCACGTTACGACAGGTCCCCGACCAACGCGTGCGCTTTCGGCGCCGTCATGCGCAGCGTGCCCTCGAAGATCACACCGCCGTCGGCGGCGTCGCCGACGCGGGCGAACTCCTCCTGCACCATGTCGCGTCCCGGCAGCGGCGCGATCTCGGCGTAGTCGGCGTCCCACAGCTCGATCACGCCATCCGGCATGAAGATGTCGGGCGCCGTCTGCAGGCGACCGAAATCCGAAAGGAACACATCGACCGCGCCGACGATCGTCACGGGCGCCGGCTGCGTCGCCTGCACGATGTTCTGCGCGACGATCGCGTTGCCCGTGCCGCCCTGAGCCAGCCCCGAGAACACGCGTTTCAGGCGCGGGCTCATCACCGCGAGCCGGGGATGGCCGCCCTGCACGAACGCCTGCTGCATGGCGTCCGCGACGTTGTCGAGCACGAGCGTGCGCGCGGTGCCGGCGGTCGGCGCGGTGGTGCCGTTGCCGGCGGTGGCGAGCGAGCCGGTCGCCCCCATCGAACCGTTGGTCACCCAGGTCTGGAAGCCGCTCATGCGCCTGGGGTCGGTGGTGCTCTTGAGGCCCGCGCGGGTGATCGCCCACTCGAGGTCACGCCGCACCTCCTTGCCCTTCAACAAGGTCTGGCGGTCGAACTCGTCGCCGCCGACAGAGTTACTTGCCCGGAACGTGTTCGATACGGTCACGGCGCGGAACATGATCTGGCAGACGTTCTGGAAGCGGTCCGGCGCGCGCGCGCCCTGCGCGGTGTAGCGGAAGCCTTCGGGCTGCGCGTTGTCATCGGCCGCGTTGAGCTGCTGCACCAGCCAGTCGGTGACCGGCTGCTCGGCCTCGCGGTTGCCGATCGCCTGCACCACGGGCGTCTCATACGGCTCAATCTGGTAGATCAGGTCCGCGAGATCCTCGCGGACATTGGCGATACCGGTCCGTGGCGTGATCACCGTGTTGGCGATCGCGGCACCCTGCGGGGGAACAGCCATGCTGGCACTCCTGAACTGGGGCGCGCGGTTCCTGGGCCGCGCGCGAGGGTTGCGTTCGGGGTTGTGCGATCAGCAGGCCGTCAGAGAGCGCGGTGTGGTCGTGCCAGGGATCCCTGGTGACTCCGGCCTCCAGTCGTCCTCAGTCGCGGCGCACGGCGCGCGGTGTGGTCGGTCCAGGCTTGCCTGGTGACTCCGGCGCTGGCGGGTCGGCGTGCGGCGTGGCGGTGTGGTCGTAGCGGGGCTTGTCCCGGTGACTCCGCTGCGTCGCGCGACAATTGGGAGCGCGCGCGCGGCCGGGCGTCAATCGGCGCATCATGCGCCTATTGGAAAAAAGACGCCGGCCGCCCCCTCGCCAGGGGAGGTGGAGGGGGGTTGATGGGGGTTTCCCGGCCCCGGAGGGAAAAAGACGCCGGCCGCCCGGTGTCTGACAGGAAGGGAAGGCGGCGGCCGGCGTCAGTGTTGCCGTGGTGGGATACGATGCGGCTGCTCGCATCGCCCCGGGCCGAACATCCCACGGCAATCGTCAGGAGCGCAGGCGTCCCGGCGCCGTCGCCGGCCGGGCCTCGACACTGCGCCGCGCCCGCAGCACCGCCAGCGCGTCGTCGATGTGGCCGGTCTGCGTCAGGCGCTCCTCCAGCTCGTTCAATGCGGCGGCCTGCGGCTGGCGCCGATACGCGCCATTGCCGTTGACGGTGCGCGCGCCGGCCGGCTCCGGCCGCAGCGGCGCCGCCATCAGGCGGTCGTAGTTCATGCTTTTCCAGGCCATGAGAATCTCGCGCGGATCGAGCACCTCGGCGTTCTGCACCTGCTCGGCCGGATAACCGAGCGACACCGCGTGCTGCGCGATCGCCTGCTGGATCAGCGTGCGCGTCGGCGGGTCCGCCCAGCCGGGGATGACGCGGCACAGCACGTCATGGCCAGCCTGCATCATCAGCAGCTTGCGCTGCTGCTCCTCCTTCAGGCGCTCCTGCTGCAGCCGCAGCTGCTCCTGCGCGATCTGCTGCGCGTCGAGCAGGCGGCCGATTTTCTGCACGCTGCCGATGGGATCCTCGCGCGCCAGCTTCTCCCAGCCGACCGGCTGGGCAAATTCCGCCTCGTATGGCTGCGCATAGGCCGGCAGGCGCTGCTCGAGCGCCTGGCGCGCGGCGGCGGCCTGCTGCTGCGCCTCCTGGGCGCGGCGCACCTGCTCGGCCAGCTCCTGGGTTTTCCGCCGATAGTCCTGTTCGCGCAGGTAGCCGCGCCGCAGCTCCTCGACGCTTACCGGCACCAGCCGGCCGTTGACCTCGACCTGCACGACCAGCCCCTCGGCGTCGTCGCGTTCCGGGCGCGGCAGGGCGGGCTCGAGGTCGCGCATCCGCGCGTCGGGCGGCGGCAGCTCGGGGGCCGCGCGCGGCGGCTCCTGCGGCACCGCCAGCGGCGGCGGCGGCTCCTCGAGGGGCGCCAGCTGCCGCGCGGTCGGCTCGGCGCCCCGGCGGCGCTGCAGCTCGGCCAGCGCGGCATCGACGCTCAGACCGAGCTGCGCCGGTAGCGTGCGACCGGAGTGAAAGCGCGGCTGCTCGGACGGCTCCGGCGCGGGCAGCTGCGGCAGCGTTGTCGTGGTGTCTGACATTTATCCCTCGCGTAGGCGGCGCTCGCGCCGCTCCATCATGCGCGCGTCGGTGAGCTTGCCCTCGAGCACACGCTGCAGCTCGCCGATGGCACGCACCATGTGCCACTGCTGCTCGCGCTGCCCGGGGTTGTCACTCGCCCGCCAGGCGCCGATCGCGCTCTCGGTGATCTCGATGAAGGCCTGCGTGAGCAGCGGATCGGCGAGCAGCTCGCGTGCCCGGCGCGCCTGCTCGTCGACCGACATCAGCGGCGGCGGCGGCAGGCCGCTCATGGCGCACCACGCAACAGGCTCAGCAGCGCGCTGGCGGGATCATCCGGAGAGGGGCGCCGCACCCAGGGGCGCAGCGGCAGCGGCAGATCGGGCCCTACGGCTCGCGCGAAACCGGGGACCGTCCACGGCCCCGTGCCGCCCACAGCGCCGCGTGCTGCTGGCGAAGCGCCAGATATTCCGGATGCTGCCTGATCAAGGCGGCCTCCAAGCTGGGCGAAGAGCTGGTCGCCAACGCGTTGGAGATGGGGAGGGAGCTGGGCGAGCTGGGCAATGTAGCCGGATCCGGTGGGGTCGGCGGTCCAGTCATGAGTGAAATAGCCATAATCCGCCCTCGCACGCTTCAGATCGACCGTTGGCAGGCCGACGTCATTCATAGCAGCTTTGGTCGCCGTCTGGAAATCCGGATTGGTCAGCCCGGTGCGTTCGCCGATATTGATCACCCGCACGCCGGACGGCGTCTGCTGCAGATGGGCGTTTTCCAGGCCGCCGCCGGCCAGATCGAGCGCCTCACGCAGCGTCCGGAGCTGACTGGCCGGGTTGCCGGAGAGCGCATGCACCACATTGCTGTTCGCGTAGCTCGGTTCGGCGGCGACAGCGGGATGCGCCAGCCAGAGCGCGTCCGGCTGGCGCAGCAGCGTGGCGCGGATCAGCGTGCTGGCATCCATCAGCGTGCGCGACGACGGCTTGATGCCGTCGCCGGTCACCGCCATGACGGCGCCACCCGGCACGCCAGGCGGGGTCAGCAGGCCAAGCGAGCTGTTGACGATATCGCGCCCGAGCGGGTCCACCAGCAGGCCGCTGGCCGCCTGTCCGAATGCCGCCTGCGCCTGCGGGTCGCCGGCCGCCGGGCCGAGCAGCGCGGGGCCAGCGTTGTGGGCGCCGCTCTGCGCCGCCTGCAGCCGCTCCATGGCGTCGCCGAAATGGAAGCTGGCGGGCGTCGCCTTGCCGGTCTGCTGCAGCGTCTTGGCATGCACCCAGAGCGCGGCCTGCACCTGCTCCGGCGTCCAGCCGCCGCCGTCGACGCCGGCCGCGTTCAGCTGGCGCGTCGCGCGATCGACCATCATGCGGACATAGTTGTCCTCGCCGGCCGTCGGCGTGCCGGCATACGGCTCACCCTTCGGTCCGGTGAAGCCCGCCTGGCGCATCTGCCAGATGTCGTTCGTCACGCTGTCGGCGTAGGCCGGGTCCAGATTGCGCATGTGGTTTTCGAAGAACGGGCCGGTCTTGCGCGTGGCCGGCAATTCACTGCCATACAGCGCCTCCTCCAGCGCGGCGTTCTTCGGGCCCGTCGACACCTGAATCGGACCGCCGAGCAGCGACTGGTTCCAGGCATTCACCGCCTGCGCGGCGTTGCCGGGGACGTCGGTCTGCGGCGAGGTGATGGCGAGCGAACCGGCCAGCCGCCGGGTTGCCTCGAGATCCTCCCCCGTCGCGCTGTGGAGCGCCCCGGCGCCGGCCTCATACCAGCGGCGCGGCGGCGTCGTGCCTTCCGGCACGTCACGCGTCATCGCCGTCGCCTGGTCGACCATCTGCTG